AACGGGCCCTTAGCTCAGTTGGTTAGAGCAGGCCGCTCATAACGGTCTGGTCGTTGGTTCGAGTCCATCAGGGCCCACCAAATTAAACCCTTCCTTTTGAGGAAGGGCTTTTTTTTATCCTCTATATCGCAGTATTTCTGCGGTTTCGCAGAATCGGTCTGACTTATATCTATTCTTTTTTACCTGTAAATTTTGTATTTTTACCCTGTTTGTATCCAAAATAGATACTTTTGGTCTGAGCTCGTATAGATGAAAATAGCTTGAAAATCAGTCCCTTAAAAATTGGTCGTTCTTTGTGCGTATGGACAGACCTGTTTTTGCCATTAGCACTCCGAACATATGACCACATAAAAAAATATAAAAAGTGGGAACGGTTTTATTTTTTTCATGGGTGTTCCTGTTGTGTAAATCATAACAGGAGAATTTTATGTTATCGGAATTTGAACGACTATTAGAGATTTTATCTCGCCCAGTTATAGAGCTTTTAGATGAACAAGAAAGTGACGAATATAGCAATAAATCATTGGACTTCTTGGCTTTTCCAAGCATTCATTGTGTTAAGAAATAAGGAGTTGATAATGATAGAATTGCCTAATTTAAATATCGAGTTAACGGAGGTTGCGAACCTTCCGTTTGATAAGTTAAAACATATGTATGTTTACCTTTTTAATCGGACTGTTAATTCCAGTCGACGTGAATTTTTTATATGGAGAATAACTTATCGCTTGCAAGAACTTCGGTTTGGAGGACTTGATGCTAAGACCAAAGCAATCCTTGAGAATTTGGATAAGAAACCGATTAAAGAAGAAAACAACCTTCCTGTAGGCACGGAAATTACTAAAAAATATAAAGGTAAAACTTATCGAGTACGTATTGTAGCTGGAGGTTTTGAACTTGAAGATGAGTTTTATAAATCCCTTTCAGCGGTGGCTTTTCACATAACGGGTAGAAAAATTTCAGGAAAGGAATTCTTTGGAGTGTAATCATGGAAGAAATTAGATGTGCAATATATACCAGAAAATCTACAGATGAAGGTTTAGAAAAAGAATTTAATACACTTGAAGCTCAACGAGAAGCTGGTGAAAGTTATATTCGAAGTCAAAAACATCAAGGTTGGACACTAATTGATGAACGCTATGATGATGGTGGTTATTCCGGTGGTAATATGAAAAGACCGGCTTTGACCAGATTATTTGAAGATATCAAGGCTGGTAAAGTAGATATGATTGTTGTTTATAAAATTGACCGTCTTACTCGTTCATTATCAGATTTTTCTAAAATGATAGATATTTTTGATAAGCACAAATGTTCATTTGTTTCAGTTACACAAAATTTTAATACCTCTGACAGTATGGGAAGATTGACCTTAAACATGCTATTATCTTTTGCTCAATTTGAAAGAGAGATTGGTGCAGAACGTGTTAGAGATAAAACAGCAGCATCTAAAAAGAAAGGTATGTGGACAGGTGGCGCTGTTCCATTTGGATATAAGAACATAAATAAGAAGTTAGAAATCAATCCTGATGAAGCTGAAGCGGTAAAATTTATGTTTGAGATGTATCATAGATATAATTCAACTATGGCAGTTTGTAAACTTATGTACGAACATGGCTATAAGGCTTTTAGACGAGATGCAGTAAAACGAATGCTTAAAAATCCAATCTACATGGGTAAAATTAAGTATGGTCAAGAATTGTATGAAGGTCAACATCAAGCAATAGTTACACCAGAACTATTTGCATCTGTTCAACACATAAGAGATACAAAAGATATTCATATAAGGACTTGTTTATATAAAAAAAATGAAGTTGGAATCCTGAGAGGATTATTAACATGTGCATGTTGTAATACATTAATGACACCAACATCTTGTCAAACGAGAGGTGTGCGCCGATTTTATTATACATCAACGAAGGCTAAATATTATGGTTATCATCACTGTCGTAATGGTTCGGTACCGGTTGCTTTAATGGATGAATGTATTTTAAAAATTGTAACGCCATTGTTTAAGGATATTAAAGTGCTTAATGGACTAATAAATAGAGTGGCGCCAGAAAAAACAGCAGAAATATATAAGGTAATGAAAAAGCCTGAAGCTATTTTAGAAAAAATTCCAGAGCGTGATAAATTGCAGTTAATGCGCTTGTTAATCACAAATATTTTGGTGAAGTATGATAGTTTAGAAATAAACTGGAGTGATTTGGCTTTAGGGATTTTACCTGATAACTATAAAGAAAAAACTGATGGGTGCAAAATGGTAATAGATTTACCATTTACAAGACGTAATGGACCTATGATACTATCAATACCCGAAGATTTGGTTCAAGATGTTAGTTATAATCATGAATTAATAAATGCGTTGGGTAAAGCTTTTAAGTATCAAAAAATCTTAAATCAAGACAAGCTTACTATACTTCAACTTGCATATCAGGAAAAAATTGATGCTGGATATTTAGGAAGATTGATAAGGTTAACATGTCTTGCGCCAGATATAGTTAAACGCATATTAAATGGCACACAGCCGCCGACCATTTATTTACAACGCTTGATAAGAGAAGACATTCCACCAATTTGGGAAGATCAACGTAAATTGTATAAGGTCAGAAAATAATAGTTCTAAAACCTTTGCACAGGTTTTTACACAATGAATATTTCTTTATATGTGTGAAAAATACTAGATTACTAAGCATTTTGTCTTAGTTGTTATTTTGAGTTTTCTTGTAATTTTATAGGTAATTCAAGACAATAAACCTCTCATTAACATAAAAAAGAGGTTTATTGATGAAACTCAATATTTTTAACGGACTACCCGAGTATGTCCGAATGACAATTTTATCGCAAATTCGGCGCTTATTGTCGACACCATTATTTTCATATGAAGATAAAGAAGATTTAACCCAAGAACTATTACTATTTTATCTCAAGCGATTTTATGATGTCCCCGATGTTGATGAAGCATTGGTGGTACATGCGTTAAAACAGTATGCCACTAATTTATTAGTTATGAGATATCGCCGGCGCGACTTTTTATATTCCTCATTAGCTGACTTCGAAGCAAATGAGGATTTTTCTTATTTAAATACCTGTACGCCAGATAATGATGCCAAACTGCTATTTATGAAAATTTGGGAATTGGCTGAAGGTAGAGAGAAAGTTATCGTGGAGCGATTATTACAAGGTGATAGTTTAGATAAAATATCAAAGGAGATGCATATGCATAAAAAGACGATTTATAAGTTTTTTGAAAAAATACGTAAAAAATTAAAATAAAGGGAACGGTTTTAATTTTTGCGTGGGTGTTTCTGTTGTCATTAACTAATTTTGAAAGGAATAACAATGAGCAACAGTAAACGCAAAACCAATGTTTCAGAGGCTATTAGAGAAATTCCGGCAATGTATTTGATGGAGTTAAAGTTTTCTACGCTGAACAAATTGGAGAAGAAAATTAAACAAGAAGTTGATCGTTCTACTCTTGCCTTGCGGTGGGTTCAGGGTATCAAACGCATAAAAAGAGCTAAAGATATCGGAGGATATAATGGATAAAAAGAAAAGTTTCATTATATTTGCGCCAGAGTTTTTAGCGCTGTCTAATCATCTTACAATAAAACAACGTGGAGAACTTATGACAGCTCTCTGTGAAATGGTTTTGTATGGTGAACCTGTGCGTCCTGTTCCTCAATATATTGCGAAAGCTTATAATTTTATGGCTGAGAGCATTTCTGAAAACTTCAAAAAATATAATGAAGTGTGTGAGAAAAGGAAAGCAATTGCCACAAAAGCGGCGAGCAAACGCCGAGCAAATGCTGAGCAAAAGAAACACTCAAGTCAAACAATTACCAACCTTAATGATAATGAGAATGAACATAATAATGATATAAAGAATAAAAATGAAAATGATAAAAAAGAAAAAATAAATAAAAAAGAAATTGGTGGTTTTGCTGTTCCAACTTTAGAGGACATAAAAATTTACTGTGCTATTCGTGGGTTTAGTAATGTTGATCCACAGGCTTTTTATGATTATTATAAGGCTAAAAATTGGTGCGTTGGCAATATTCCAATCAGAGATTGGCAAGCAAAAATTATAAAATGGGAGAATGGCGGAGAAAATACATCTTCATTTGCGAGTATCGGTGATTGTTTGAGATTACCCAAATTAGCTCAGCAAGGAGGTGCTCAATGACTAAATTGACAATTGAGGACATCAAAAGCCGTATAGAGAGTGCTGTTTATGTTATGCGTTTGTTACCACCTGTTAAGGCACAAGGTTATCGTTCTACAATGCCGGATATCATTTATACTCCTCAAGAGATTATGTTAATGGATAGAAAGCCAATAAAACCTAAACCAACAAGCGAACAGATAACCCAAATGGATGAAGCGTTAGTCTGGCTTGAAGTTTTAGAACCATGGGAACGTAAGCTTGTTTGGAAACGTGGAGCTAGAATACCTTGGAAATATTTGTGTCGGGAGTTTGGTTTATGTCGTAGCAACATAAATAAAAAGTACGATATTGCGCTAATAAAAATTCAATACAGTATCAAAAGTGTCTAGGACATTTTAGTCGTGGACATTTTTTGCTTTATTGATTATAAAATTGAGTATAATCGGGGCGATGGTATGAACGCGCCCCTTTTTTTATTTTCTATCTTGACATTTTTAATAAAAAGTACGAGTTTTATCCCGAAGTCATCAATGAGGGTGGCTTCGATGTGGATTTAACCTAACTTGTCCCACAATAGAGGACTAAATAAGGAGAATTAGTTATGCAAAAAACTGCAGAAGCGGTGTCTCTTGGACATCCAGATAAAATTTCCGATTACATTTCAAGTTACATTTTAGATCGTATGATTGAGCAAGATAGCTCAGTTAAGTATGCTGTAGAGGTTATGATTAAAAATAATAACGTTATTCTTGGCGGTGAAATAAAGGGTAATGTTTCGCTTGAAAATGTCAACGAGTATGTGCTTTCTGCCTTGGCAGATATCGGTTATACCAAAGATTACGCTAAAATCTGGGGTGAATATGCGATAGAGCCTGATAAAATAAAGGTTACAAATTTAATTGGCCAACAGTCTGCTGACATTAACCAAGGTGTTGAACAAGATGGTTGGGGAGATCAAGGCGTATTTGTTGGTTATGCTTGTAAAGGTGATGGACTAATTAATCGTGAATTGTTTTTAGCACGTAAATTTAACAATGCGTTGTATGAGAAAGCTAAAAAATCTACTAATCTTGGTTTGGACATTAAAACACAAATTACTCTAAATGATGGTCAAATTGAGACGGCTATTGTTGCAATACCGATGTTAAATGATGAAGATCTAACGGATTTGATAGTTAAAACACTAGGTGAAACACCTAAAAACATTATTGTTAATGGAACTGGTCGTTATACTTACCATTCATCTGTTGCTGATTGTGGCATCACAGGTCGTAAACTTGCTTGTGATTTTTACTCTACTGCTTGTCCAATTGGCGGTGGTAGTCCATGGACTAAAGATGGTTCAAAGGCAGATCTTACCTTAAACTTGTATGCTAGACAGTTAGCTGTAGAGAACTTAGAAGATAATGATGAGTGCTTTGTTTATTTATCTTCTTGTATTGGTAAAGCTGAACTTCCTAGTGGTTTGATTAAAACAATCAAAGATGGTAAGGAAGAAAACAGAAGTTTGTGGTGTAATCAAAAACCAAAGACACTTATCAAATATTTAGGACTTGATAAGCCTGTGTATGCAAAATTGTGTAAGAAAGGTTTATTTTTTTGTTGATATTATGTAAGTTTTATTCTCAATTTTTAATTCTGATTGGTATGATAATTCTAGTTACTAAATACCAATGAGAATTAATATGATAATAACGAGTAAACATATACAAACAGATGAAAAAAATATTTATAATAAACTAAGTGCATTGTTTTCAAATAATTCATATTTTGAGGCATCTCCTGTGCAATCTGATTTATTTGATTCGATTTGTGGCTCAAGAAAACTTTTAGGAAAAAAAATAGCAGAGTATCCAGACCAATCTATATCTTTTTTTATAGCATTAATAAAAGAAGGTGAAGGTGCTCCAGTTATTAATAAACAAAAAGAAATTGAAGAAGTAAAAGCTCCGGATGGATCAGAATTTTTCAATCAAGTTGCGATTATCAATATATCAAATGATACTATATATTATGCTACAATTGATAGATTTAGTGAATATGATATAAAACATTTTATAAAACAAGCTCTTAATCTTTCAAATAATATTGAATTTGAAAATATAGCAGATGAGAAAGCATTAAAAAAAATAGCTCGTTTTGGAGTTAATGGTATAGATCTGAATTTAATATATAATCAGTCATATATAGATAATATGCGTGCTAAATCTGAGAATCCAATAACAGCGGCAGTAAGAGATTTTGCATCATATATATGTGGTTCGCATGAAAAATTGTGTGATGCTACTTATAGCAATGGGTTAAAAACAAAATTTAGTATAAATAGAACACCTCTACCTAAAAAAGATAAAAAAGCTCATAAGGAAGAACAGATAAATTATTCTGATGAAGCTTTGAAAAAAATGGCCACAGATTTGTGTTCCGAAACTAGCTTAGGAAATGATATTAAATTTCAAATAAGATTAAAGAATGGAGGAGGAAAAATTACTGCTTCATCATTATATTTAGCACGAGAATTTTCTATAAATAATAGAAGTAAGCTTTCATACAATGAAATGTTATTACAAATTAATGGAGCTATACTTAAATTTAAAGAGCAGAATAAAGAATATTTATTATCGCTTAAGGAGTAATAATGAAAAAAGTATTTATAGCACTTATAGGAATAATATTAATGGGTGTATTTTTTATTCCTAATGAAGAAATTAACTATGTTATTATGAAACAAGTTAATATATCTGATGTTATAGGAAATTTACTTACAGTTGTTACTTTTTTAGCTGGATTTGTTTTGGTTATTCTGCCAATGAAAGTAGATGCAAGTCAACAAAAAATTCCTGTTCAACAACGATTAAACATCTGTTTAATCAAGAGAAATAGATTCTTAACAGTTCTCTTTCTATTGTTCATAATGGAAATTATCCTATTAAGCATAACATTGTTTACTGTTAATTTTTTGATTATTAAAATGGCGTTAGCGCTGTTAATGGTTATTCTGATTGCAGTAATAAGATTGTTTTTTGTTATAAGAGAGTATGTAGAATATTCGGAGTAACGGGTCCTTCCTCCGATTAGATCGTATGCGGGGGTGCAAGCCGCGCCATTTTTCTAGCGAAATAGATTTTATTTTGGTTGTCGGTTGTCACTCTCTAAATATTGTAAATTCTAAAAATTCAGAGTGACAACCATTTTTGTTTGGTTGTCACTTTTTGTTTATGTGGTGATGACTATAAATTAGGTTGTCATTTTGGTTGTCATTTTTAATTCGGGAAATAAAAAATGGAGTTTCAAGAGAACTATCCAGTAGATAAACTTATACCTTACGCTCGTAATTCTCGCACACATAATGATGAGCAAGTTGCTCAAATTGTGGCTAGTATTAAAGAGTTTGGTTTTACCAATCCAATTTTGATTGGTGGTGATGATGTCATTATAGCCGGACATGGCAGACTTTTAGCTGCCCAACGCATGGGACTAAAAGAAGTTCCAGTCATCAGATTACCTCATCTGTCAGAAACTCAGCGCCGAGCATTAGTTATTGCAGATAACAAAATAGCTCTGAATGCCGGATGGGATGAAGAAATGCTAGCTCTTGAGATGAAAGAGCTTGAAGATATGGATTTTAATCTTGATATTTTAGGCTTTTCAGATGAAGAGTTAAAAGAGCTTGAAGCCTTTGGTGAGCCTGAAACAGAAGGTCAAAGTGAAGAAGATGCTGTTCCTGAACCTCCTGAAGAGGCTATTACAAAACGTGGTGATATTTGGATTTTAGGTAATCATCGTCTGATCTGTGGTGACACGACAATGTATGACGATGTAAAAAAAGTAATGCAAGATGATATCGCTACTATGATTTTTACAGATCCACCATACAATGTAAACTATGGTTCCACGATGAAAGACAGCATTAGATATCATGCCGGTTCGCTTGGTGGTCGTAAAATTATGAATGATAACTTAGGCGATGGTTTTGCTCAGTTTTTAACTGATAGCTTATCTAACCTTATGATGTTTTGCCAAGGTTCAGCTTATGTTTGCATGAGTTCTTCGGAATTGCATACATTATATAATGCGTTTATTACGGCCGGTGGCAAATGGTCGACCTTTATTATATGGGCAAAAAATACTTTCACACTAGGCCGAGCCGATTATCAGCGCCAATATGAGCCAATTTTATATGGTTGGAATGCAGAACATAAGCATTATTGGTGTGGAGATAGAGACCAAGCTGATGTTTGGGAATATAATAAACCAGTTAAAAATGACCTACATCCAACGATGAAACCTGTTGAACTTGTTGAAAGAGCTATTAGTAACAGCTCTCGTTTCGGAGATGTGGTGCTTGATGGTTTTGGCGGTTCGGGTTCTACTCTTATTGCTGCAGAAAAAACAGGCAGAAAAGCTCGTCTTGTGGAGTTAGATCCTAAGTTTTGTGATGTAATTGTAAAGCGCTGGGAGGATTTTACCGGTAAGAAAGCGGAACTATTGGAAAATAGTGCAGAAAGTTCGGAGAATGATGTCGAATTAACTGGATAAATAAAGAAATACAAGCATTCATTGTATTGTAAAGAAACAATGGAGTTCATTATGAAAACAGTTAAAACCTACCTAGTACGCAAGCCGACAGATTTAGATGAAGTCTTAAGCTTAACTCAAAAATATGGTTTTGAAGCAACTGAGGTTAAAGTGGCTGAAACCATTAAGTTAGATGAAAAAGCATATCAAAGCATCTGCAATAATCCACTAGCTGATTATAATTTTTTAGCTGGTAAAGGTGGTTATGATGATAATGAGATGCGCCAAGTTATCGCCTTAAGTTGCAAAGGTAAGCAAACTTTATATGCTGATCCATCAGGATCAAGCTACTGTCGTTACTTAGGTGTTAAGGTTAACGAAAGGAGTTAAGATGACTGAAATTTTACCAACACAAAATAAAAATTGGGGATTTTGGGGTGTTGCATCAAATTATACAGACAAAGAACAGATGCCACAGTTGTGGGAAGCAGCTTTTACAATTATCCGAGAAAAAGCCGGATTTACGCCGCAAGAGACATTAGGCTTAATGGATAGCCGATGGGGACGCCATACAGCTGATGAGTTCGCTGAAGAAATCAGTTGCGACTTAGATGCCTTTACCAAGGCCTTTAAGAAAAAAATGACTAAAGAACGCCTACACAGAGATTTTAACTACTATGTCGATGTGAATGCTTACAAGCCAACCAAGGCAACACGCCGTCAAGAGAATTTCGCAAAAGATCTTGCTAAGCTAACTAAAACCTACGGTATTGTTATCAAATCTATCGGTGGAGTTAGCTTCTGCTCACAAGAAGATTTGAACAACTTCAAAGGTTACACAACAGATTTAGAAAGTGGCGATTTAGAGCCAGTTTGGGAGCCTTAATATGAAAAAGAAAGAATTACCAGAACAACAGTTAGCTAAAATAAAAACGATAGCTTCTATGTTCGATAAAGAAAGAGCTTTTATTGATACGGCCGTTTTTAGAATAAACGGAGAGTTCTTCGGTTATCAACCCTATGAGCAAAAATACAAAAAGAAATACGAAAGCATTTCGAACCAAAGGCTAGAAAAAATCCGAAAGTTACTACTTGAATTTGAAGAAAAACTGAAAGCAGAAGGAATTGATTTACTACTTTGTTATGTTTCAGTCGAGGAAGGTGGTGCTATCATTAATTTTGGTGCAGAAGCTGTTAAAATGAAGGATTTTGTTATGGATGAGCTTCAAGAATTGGAGAAAAGACATGCCCAAATATCCTGATATAACAGTTGAATTGGTTGGCCAAAACGGAAATGCCTTTTGTATTTTAGGAATTTGCTTTAGAGCAATGAGAGAAGCTGGCCTATCTCAAGAGGAACTAGATAAATTCCACGATGAAGCAACATCCGGAGATTATAACCATCTGCTTATGACCTGTATGGAATGGTTTAATGTAGAATAAAATTTAGTGAGCCTAACTTCTGTTAGGCTTTTTTATTGGAATGGTTATGGAAGTTTCTTTAAGAAAATATGCGAATATTCGGGGTGTTTCTTTGGCCGCAGTTCAAAAAGCTGTGAAAACTGGTCGCATCCGATTGGAAAGTTCTGGGAAAATTAATGTTGAAAAAGCTAATCGTGATTGGCGTGAAAACACAAATCCTATGCAAGCAAAACCTGTTGATGTTCAGGATGTCTCAATTTCAGTAACAGACGCTCCGCTTAAAGATACTAGAGGAGCAACATATAATCAGGCTCGTGCGGCTAATGAATTTTATCGCGCGATGTTTATGAAAGAACGGCTTAAAAAGTTTAAATCGGAGGTAGTTGATAGGCAAAAAGTTAATAATCACGTGTTCCGTCTGGCTCGAGCCACCAGAGATTTAATAGCAGGTTTTCCTTCCAGACGGGCGGCGGTTATAGCAGCAAAGCTAAAAGCCGATGAACACGAAACGTTGGTGGTATTGGAAGATGAGTTCAGAGACCTCTTGTCAGAAATCGGAGATTTTGGAAAGCCATTATGATGGAGATGATGCGGTTGGTGAGAATTGGATGCATGGATTTTATCCTGATTCTTATAAAACTGTTTCAGAATGGGCTGATGAATATAGAATACTATCTAGTAAATCGGCTTCGGAAGCTGGAAAATGGCGAACTTCAAGAACTCCTTATTTGAAGGAGATTATGGATTGCTTATCACCACATAATCCAGTGCAGAAGGTTATTTTTATGAAAGGTGCACAAATTGGAGGAACTGAGTGTGGAAATAACTGGATTGGATACGTAATTCATCACGCGCCTGGTCCAATGTTGGCTGTATCGCCAACTGTTGAAATGGCAAAACGAAATTCTCGCCAACGTATTGATCCTTTAATTGAGGATTGTCCGGCACTTAAACAGTTGGTTTGTCCAGCTAGATCTAGAGATAGTGGAAATACGATGCTATCTAAAGATTTTCCTGGAGGAGTATTGGTGTTAACAGGTGCAAACTCTGCTGTTGGATTACGTTCTATGCCAGCTCGATATTTGTTTATGGATGAAGTTGATGGATATCCTAGAGATTTGGAAGGTGAAGGCGATCCAATTCTTTTGGCAGAAAGACGTACTGCGACATTTCAAAAGCGCAAGAAAATATTTCTGGTTTCTACGCCTACAATCAAGGGATTGTCTAACATAGAGCGAGAGTTTGAGCATTCGGATAAACGCTATTTTATGTTGCCATGTCCTTTTTGTGGAGAGTATCAAGCTCTAAAATGGGAACAAATCCGTACAGAACCTGAGGTTATGTATGAATGTGAGCATTGTCATGAATTGATACCTGAATATCATAAAACTCAAATGCTTGAAAAAGGTAAATGGGTTGCAACAGCGGAGAGCGATGGTTTAACAGTTGGTTTTCATTTATCATCACTTTATTCTCCTGTGGGATGGTTATCTTGGAAAGAGTGTGTTGGCATTTACAAGAGAGCGCAAGAAGATACAACATTGATGCAAGGTTTCCAAAACACTATTTTAGGTGAGACTTATGAAGAAGAGACGGATGCTCCTGAATGGCAAAGAATTTATGAAACAAGGGAGGATTATCCAATAGGTTCAGTACCGATGGGTGGTTTATTCTTAACTGCCGGAGTTGATATTCAGAAAGACCGTATTGAATGTGAGATTGTTGCGTGGGGACGTCAAAAACAGAGTTGGTCTGTCGACTATCAAGTTTTAATGGGAGATACTGCTAAACCTGAAGTTTGGAGAAAGC